AATTGGGCGAGTTTGTAAAAGAACATAGTGCTTTATTTAAAGTATTAGGTGTTTCTATAGGAGTATTTGTCAGCTCAATATCGGCAATGGCTGGAGTAGCTAAAACAATTAGTATGGTAAGAGGAACATTTTCTGCGTTAAAAGCTGTTATGTTAGCTAATCCTTTTACTTTAGTAATTGCCGGTATATCAGCGTTAGTAGCTGGATTCATATACCTTTATAAGACAAATAATAATGTAAAAAAGACAATAGACGATTTATTCAAATCATTTGGATCGTTAAAAGGTATTATCGCTCCAATAACTTCAATATTTAAATCGTTAGGGAAAACATTTGCTGATGTCTTTTCTAAAACAGATTTTTCGAAGTTTACTCAAAGCTTTTCATCTTTGGGTAAAAGTATTTCAGGTGGTTCGGGCATTCAGAATGGAATAGACAAAATATCAAATGGTTTCAAATCATTTTTCCAAGGCATTTCTACTAATGCACCATTATTAGGGAAAAATTTTGGTGAAGCACTCAAAGGCATTGAAAAAGCTATTGCTAATGCTATTCCTTCAATTGTTTCAGGAGGTTTGGAAATAGTCGCTGGTTTAATAACTGGTATTGCTCAAGGGTTACCATCATTAACATCGGCATTTTCAATGTTAATTACTAGTCTCACAAATTCAATTGTGACTTTGTTGCCGGTTATCGTAACTAGTGCAACAAGCATTATTGTTACTTTTTTGAATACATTAACAGAAAATCTGCCCTTAATTATAGCGGCAGGAGCGAATTTAATTAATTCATTTTTGCAAGGTATTACCAACCAACTGCCTTCATTAGTTTCTAGCGCAGCAAACTTGATTGTAACTTGGTTAACATCACTAAATGAACATATGCCTGAGATACTACAGGCCGGATTTGACTTAGTAGTGACTTTCTTAAGCGGTGTAGCAAGCAATATAGGAAGAGTTACAAGCCAAGCTGTTGATGTAATTGTTAATTTCGCTAACGCCTTAGCAGGTAAGATGCCTGATATCGTGAATGCTGGTGTTAACCTAATTGTAAGTTTTATCAATGGTATTGCTTCAAACATAGGCTCTGTAATAAATGCTGCAGTTAATTTAATAGTCAAGTTCATAGGAGGAATAGCAAATAAAATACCTGATATCGTTAATGCTGCAATGAACTTAGTTGATGCGATTGTTCGTGGAATTGGCCAAGCATCAGGTCGATTGATGGATGCTGGTATTAGATTAATAAGAGATTTGGCTAGCAACATAAGGAGTCGTCAAGAGGATATGAGAAGTGCAGCCGGAGAACTGCTTAGGGCAATAGTTGGAGTGTTCGTACCAGATTCACTCGTTGAAGCGGGTTCTGCGATTATAAATGGATTCTTAGGCGGCCTCAAATCAGGATTCGAAAATGTAAAAAGTTTTGTTGGGGGTATTGCTGGATGGATTAAAGAACATAAAGGGCCAATCAGCTATGACCGTAAATTATTGATTCCAGCTGGTAATTCAATTATGGATGGACTGAACGAAGGATTAGGGGATAGTTTTAAAAATGTCCAACGGAATGTCTCTGGAATGGCTGATAAGTTAGCTAGTGGATTTAATGTAAATCTTCCTAAAGTTACTGCTGAATATGCAGTTAGCTCAGCTGGCTTAAATGCTGGAGAACAATTGGCTGTAAGTCAGCTTAACTCAATTCGTTCGAATATCCAAAAACAGCTTGATAATCAGCCGAAAAGTTCAGAAACTAATTCATTACTAATGCAAGCAATGGCCGCGGTAGAAGCACTTGGAAATCAGGAAGCGGTATTTAATATAAATGGCTCAGAATTTGCTCGTGTCACTGCTAAAGATAATCAAGCAGCTCAAAATGGATTAACGACTTTACAAACTATTCTGAGAGGAGGAACATTATGACATTAACGGTCAATTTTGCAGGCAATGAGCTGACAAAACATATGAGAATAATTGATGTCAAGCGTAATTTAGGAGCTGGAATTGATATTGTTTCTCAAAAAAGAGCAGGAAATGGAGAAGATTTTATATCTTCTAGAAAAGACTCCTCTAAGATTGTGGTGGACTTCAGAACGTTTGATGATATTACGGCAGCAAGGAGATTACTTGCTGCTTTAACATCTAGCGAAACATTAGCAGAACTTTCATTTTCTGATGAGCCTAATGTGAGATATCACGCAATTAGGGATGGAGAAATTACTTTAACTGAAAATAAAAGTAAATTATTTTCCGATGGAACAATAACTTTTAAAATTCCTTCGGGAGCAGCTGAATCCATTACATCAAATGTTTTAAATGTAACCAATTCTGGCGGAGAAAACGGAACTATAACTCCTAATACAACAGATGGATCAATTGAAATTAAGGTCAATAATAAGGGAACTTTACCGACGTTTCCAAAGGTTAAGCTCACTAATGTTTCAGAAAATGGATATTTTGGAATAGTTGGAGTAAAGGGATTAATGGCTCTTGGGAATATAAACGAAGCTGATGGAGTAACTAATCCTATGAGCGAACAGCTTTACGATAGTGCATCTGATACTAGCTTTTCTGATTTTAAAGATGTCGCAACTGGCACTCCTAATCCTCAAAACAATTGGTTAGCAACGAACGGAAAACTTGAATTTCAAACAGATGGGTTGAGATTAAAAGATAAAGGAGCCGTTGGTTCTAACCAAGGAGTAGCTGGTGGTATGAAAGTAATGACTTTACCAGCAGATTCAAACGGCCATGTTGGAGCAGTTAATTTCTATTCATATTTTAATATCTTTGCTTGGGCTGGTGAATTTGGCCAGACCGGATTATTGCAAGTTTTATTTACGGATGCAAACGATAAATTAGTAGCTGGATATGGTGTCTCTAAAGGAGATATGGTTGGCAATAAGGCATCAATGAAATGTTGGGTGGGGGGAAATAGCCCGCGGGAATACGCAAGTAATGACTTCATATCTAACAATGGTGAGGGAAATGGAGCTGGTAGCATGAACAATACCAGCTTTAATGAGAGGACTGGGCATTCAGATTTTGTAAAAACTGGAAGCCAATTAGAATTTTATTGGAAAGGCTCACGGATCAAAGCAATTATTCCAGAATTAAAAACTGTAGAAATTGCTAAAGTCTATATTTATATCGGGCAATATGTTCAATCAAATAAATTCATGACTAACTTATCATTGAGAAATATATCATACAGAAAAGACCAAGTTTCTGTTTGGTCCAATGTTCCAAATCGTTATGCCGCAGGTTCTATTGTTGAAATTGATATGGAGAATGACAAGATTTTTACTAATGGAGTCGCAACAAATAAAGATTTTGTTAATGGAGGTAAATTTTTTAGTATTCCTCCAGGAGAAAGCACAATCATTATTAATCAATCATCATTCAATCATACACCACCACAAGTAGAACTGACATGGAAGGAGAACTATTTATAATGTTAATTAATATTCATGATTCACATCTTGAAAAGGTTGGCTTTTTAGATAGTGAATCTCCAGGAGCGCCAGGCTTTTTTAATGATGTAGAACATCATTATTTAGCAGAAGGGGCTTCAACATTTACTTTTTCAGTAAATAAAAAGAAAAACGGTATTTTACAAGATTACTGCCAATTTTTAAATGAAGACGCTTATTTTAGTTTTTCAGAAAACGGTGATGATCATTTTTATAGTGTTGGGACAGTTGATGAAGATAACGATACCACTTTCACAGTGACTTGTTATTCTTTAAATTTGGAACTTAGATTAGAACAATGTGAACCTCTAGAAAATACAGCAAGTCATAATATCCAATGGTATTTTGACCAAATGGGGCTTATCAATAATACTCAAATTACAATCGGAATCAATGAAGTTTCTGATTTAAGTCGAGTAATAAAATATGATGGTCAGGAAAGTAAATTAGCACGGTTAATCTCTCTTATCGGAAACTTTGATGCAGAATTTGAATTTATTACGAAATCAAACAATGATGGGACATTAGATAAAATCATTCTCAATATCTATAAAGAAAATGACGGAGTAAATTTTCAAGGAGTAGGAACGAACCGTGATGATGTAATTTTAACTTTAGATACTAATATTACTGGTGTTTCAAGAACAGTAGATAAAACTCAAATTTTTAACGCTACAACGATAACTGGAGCAGACGGATTAACATGGAATTCAAGCGAATTTTCTTATGTCAATTCAGATGGAGTAGAGGAATTTTATAAAAGAAAAAATGCTGATACTGCATTTGCACCTCTTTCTCTTGCTAAATATCCATCTCAATTCCAATCATCAACAGGGGATAGATGGATTCGAAAGAATTTCACTACTGATTACACTTCAGCTAACGCAATATGGGGTTATGCGGTAAGCCAATTCAAGAAGTTTGCTTATGGGATTGTAACTTATAAAGTTTCAGTTTCTAGTTTATTAGTAAATTCGGAAGTTGGTAATGGCTTACCTTTAAAAATTGGGGACACAGTAACAATTAGTGATGATAACTTTATTGATTCTAATGGAGTTCATGGTTTAATTTTGTCAGCTCGTGTTTCTGAAATGGAAATTTCAAGAACAGATCCCACTAAAAATACTCTAGTTTTTTCAAATTATATTCGGCTTCAAAGCCAAATCTCAAATGATTTGCAATCTCAACTGTCAAATCTAGTCGATGCAGCTACTCCATACAGAGCAGAGCTTACAACCACAAACGGCACACAGTTCAAAAATGGTACTGGCTCAACAACTTTATCTGCTCATATTTTCAAAGGTTCTGCAACGACTGAAACAATCGCAGACAGTTACGAATGGTCGAAAGATGGAACGGTTGTCGCTCCAACTCAGACAATCACAGTTGATGCCAGCGGAGTTGTGGATAAAGCAGTTTATAGCTTTAAAGCGACAGTTGCGGGAAAAGTAGTCGCAAGTCAGTCGGTTACTATCACTAATGTGGATGATGGAACTAGCCCGATTAATCTAGTTATTGATTCATCTAATGGCTATCAATTTAAAAATAATATCATTAATACAACTTTCACTGCGAT